GTCAGAGACAAGGCGAAGGATTACCTCTCCCTTGAAGTATAACAAGGACACGCACTCGAAGCCGTAGCCGCGAATGACGTAATAACCTACAAGGCGGGGCGGAAACCGATGTTCGTGTTCCGATTGCCGGACGAGTTGTAATTCCAGTTGCGGGCCGAATTGTACCCACGGTTCGCACGGTTCGACGCCATACAGAGATAACCCTAAGTAGGTGCGGTTTACTTTTTTATCGGTTGTTGATGAAGTGCTTTTGCAAGCCTCCAATAATGCGCCCCAGCTCGTTGAGTTTCGTTTGCAGCTCGTGGACTTTCTTCTCGGTGATGTACTTCTGCGTCCGGGCGACTCCAAACAGCACGAGGAGAAGCGTCTTCTCGGCGTCCGCCTCATCCAGCCATTCAAGCCGCTTTTTGACGACGGTGAGGTTGTTCGCCATGACCGCCGCCCGGATGAGCCTAAAACACGATTGCTTGATTTCCTGCGACAAACTAAACTTTTCGGCCTGGGGGAAGTTCTTGAGCAAGGGGTAGACATCTCTCTCGAGGAAGATCTCAGCCTTCTTTTGCAGTATGGACGGTTCCAATGTAGCAGCACCTCGCATTTCTAATGCGGGCGATCTCGGTGATGTCCCCGAAGAACTCGAAGCCGTAGTCGGTGAGCTTTACCTTCGCGGGTTTTCCCGTGATGGAGCTGTGCCCCTCAATGACAAGGACGGCCTCCCCTTCGAGAGTGAGACCGCTCGCGGTCTTGAGGGCGAGCTCGTCATCCAGGAGTTCCCGGCATATTTCGCATATCGGGCAAAGCTCGCCGAAAAAGTTCCCGAGTATGCAGCTTGCCTCTTTACGGGTACAGGCGACCATATAGCCGCCACTCCCGGAAAGACAAGCGAGGTTATACATAGAGTTTCCGCGCCACGGAGTCATAGATGCCGGACGTGATCGCGACCGCGTTGACAGAGTCAAAATTGATGAGAAAGACATTGTTCGTCATGTTGTTGAGCGTGGCGTCTTTCAGCACCTTGATCTCCTTCTGTGCGTCGGCGATCTGCGCCTCATGGAGTATGACGGCCTCCCGGTTTTGGAAGATGCCGTCGTCCATGTGGTTCATGTTCGTCTGACTCACGGGCGTTCCTTCCTGAATGACCTCTCCCGTCTCAACGTCTTGGACGTGATCAAGCCATCCAATTTTTTCATAGGCTTTCATTGCTGCTCTCGACCTCCACTTCTAAGATATTATATTTGAAGGCTATATAAAGCCCCTTGCCCGGTGTTTTGGTGAAGACCCGTTCGTTCGCCGACGCGATGACGTCGCCGTCCTTATCCACGAGCTGCACCTCGGCAACGTCGCCGATCACGGTGTCGTCGAAGTAGATGTAGACTCTCGCGCTCGCGCCCTGCACGAAGCGCCGGAAGGGCTCCACCGTCTGCGGCACGCCGTTGAGCGTGTAGGCCGCGTGATCGACCGAGTCAACGAACCGCTGCCCGATCTTCTGGATACCGATAGAAGTCAATGTTTTCATTCTGCCGCGCCTCCTTTCGCGTTGGTAGAGCAGCGCGTAGAGGTGGAGCATCTCAGGTAGACCTTTGCACCCTGCGCCGCCTTCGAGCCCGCCTCAATGTCTGAGGCGAAGCCCTGATAAATGGTGTACGCACCGAAGTGATAGAACTCCTCGGAGGCTGCAAATGTGCCGGCTCTCGGGAAGGGATTGCCGCCGCCCGATGCGCCGCCTTGCGCCATGACCGTCGAGGCCACGAGATGTCCTTCACTGACGATATGCGGCCACACGCCGCACACGATCTCTCCGCACCTTGGATAGCGTGAGAAGCCTGTCTGAAGCCAGGATTGAATAATGAGCCCGCCGATGGTCTCCATACCGTAGGCGGGCTTACTGCTGCCCTCCTTGACCTTGCGGACTTGCCCGTCGATGACCGAGAGATTTGTGACGCCGCTGGGCTTGGAACTGTTCAGGAAGATGATGAACTCAGCCCAGCGCTCCGCATCCTGATCGGCGAACAGTTCAATCCGGCTGCGGTCGTAGCCGAGCGCGGTCAGCGCGTAGAGAACGCCGCGCCGCGTGCCGCTCCACTGTGAGATGATCCCCTTCATGGACAGGCGCGTCCGATAGGCTTCGGCGTCCTCGCCCTCCAGTCGCGGCATATCCCGGTCTTGCCCATGCACAGGGAGCATGACCTCCGAGCAGCTTGCGACGTTCGCCTCGTTGCGCACGCGGAAGATTGCCGCCTTCAGGTCGTCGAACTCGCGTCCCATGACCTTGAAGAAGATGCGGAGCTGGTTGGCCGTCTTCCGGCCCTTCTTCAAAGGGGCGAAGAGCAGGTCGAACATATACTCGCTGAAGGTGTCAAACTGCTTCATCCGCTCACTCCCTTTCGATCGTCACGGAGACGTCGCCGAGGATGATGACCTTGTCCTTGCCCAGCTTCACATCCGCCTCCGGCTCGGAGACCGCCGCGTTGGTGGCCCCGCTGTAGCCGCTGCGGATCGCGTGGTTGATGTCGGACAAGGTCAGTTCGTTGAGCTTGCGGCTGCGGCGCACGGCCAGCAGCTCGGTGAGGATCGCCTTGATTCGGTTCTCCACCGCCTCGTCCGTGTCTGCCGTATCAGTCGTGACCGTGACGGAGATATTCTGCGATACGGTCACAGAGGACTTCACAAGAATATTATCATACGGGCCAGCGATCTTGTCAACGGCTTCTCTTACTGCTGCAAGCAGTCCCTCCGTCGCCTCACCCGCCGTGCCTGTCACGATGACGTCCACCGTGCCCTGCCCGCGCGGGTGGTTGCAGTCGGCCTGTGCGAACAGCACGCCGGGGACGGACTCCGCCGCGTCAACGAAGGTGTCCTCCGTCGCCCGCTGCGCCAGTTCCGACCACGAGCGGAGTGTCCGCGCCCTCGCGCTCTCGTCGTCCTCGGTGTCGCTACCTTCCCGCACGATCCAGTCCTCGGCGTTGCTGAATGTGGCGTCGCCAAGGTAGGTCAGCGTGCGCGTGATCTGCCCAGCGGGGACGTTGTAGCGGCTACCCTCTGTCTCGGCCTCCACCAGCACGTCCACGGAGGACGCGCCCTTTTGCAGCGTCGCTGCCTCCAGTACGAAGAAGCGCAGCTCCTCGCCGTTGATGTCGAGGATGCTCTTGAAGACGTGCCCCTTGGGGATTTTGACCGCCTCGCCCGTCATGTCGGTGCGGCTGACGGTGACGAAGCCCTGCGTCTTCTGCGCTTTCTTGCGCTTTTTGGAGTAGTCCGCCATCTTCAGGTCGAGCCATGCGCCGCCCGCGTGGGAAACGAACATATTGTTCAGCACGGCACGGAGCAGCTCAATGACCTCGACCTTGATGCGCAGCACGATCATGAGCATCGTGTAGAACACGCCGCCCGAATGGAAGTTGCTGATGACGAAGCCCTCGTCCTTCAGCTCCTCGACCTTCTGCTCCTTCAGCTCGTCCAGCGTGGGCAGAGGGAGAACGGCGTCCAGTATTTCTTTGTCGATCATTCTGATACCACCTCCACGCTCACCGCGCCGATGATGACGTCCAGCTCGCGCCGCTCGTCCTCCTCCGCGAAGCGGAAGGAACAGTGCAGCACGACCGCGTCATCCTCGAACGCAATGCTGATCTCAATGCTTTCCGGGAGGATGACCTCCCGCTTCTGCAGCTTGAGCCGCACCCGCTGGGTGATCTCCAGACGGGTCAGCTCCGTGTCCTCGGACTGGATGAAGTCATACAGGCCCCAGCCGAACTCGGCGTCATAGAAGACGTCTCCCGGCTGCGTGAGCGCCTCAAGGACGATGTTTTGATACAGACACTCCAGCCCCGAGCAGAGCGGCGCGTCGCCGTCTGTGGCCTGTGTGAGCTGCCACTCGCTGTTGAGCCGGATGTCCGTATCGTTCAGGCCCGTCATAGCTCCACCTCCCCGATGATTGCAGGGGTGAGGTCGCCGTAGGGAAGCGCGACGGCCACGACTGCCCCGGCCTTGAACTGTTTCTTAGACTTAATTCCCGGAAGCGCGGGATAGTTGGCGTCGGGGTTGCCGAAGCGGTCGATGACGGTGAGTTTGTACTCGTACCAGTAGGAGGTGATGTGCGCCTTGAACACCTCGCCCGTCACTTCGTTGTGGACGATCAGCTCCTCGATGTCAAAGGCGTCGCTCTTTGCCGCCGAGTCGATGGTGGCGAATACGGCGGCGGGGAGCTTCAGATGCGGGAAGTCCTGCGCCAGCGTCTTCTTCATAACGGACGCGACCATTTCTTCGAGCACGTCGGTTTCCTCCTTTCGGGGTCAGAAATAGATGTAGGTGCGGATGAAGCCGGAGTCGTTGGTCTTGCTGACCACCTTGGAGACCTCGACCTCACCGCTCACCTGCGGATGGATGAGGTTTATTTTGTGGGAGTGCTTGATGAATGGCGCGGAGACCGTCTCCAGCTCCCATACGCCGCCCGCGCGGCGCAGGTTTAGGATGTTCACGCCGCGCTCGAAGGTGTAGACCTTCTTCTGTTCCGGCTTCTCGTCCCAATAGAAGACGCCGCCCGAGAAGAAGAACGGAACACGAAGCCCCCACGCCGCATTGACGGCGTTGATCGCTTGGACGGCGGTCTGCTTCCGAATGGGGAGCATTTTGCGCGTCGGGTAGGTCTTGCTGGAGAGCTTCATCTTGGACAGGCCCGCCTGTGCAAGGAAGTACGAGATCAGCTCCTGCGGCGTGGTGTCGAGGAAGGTGTCGTTGATGATCGTCTCCTCCATGAGCAGCATCTCATCCTTCAGTGCGACCTCGTTGGCATACGTCCCGCCGTCGTAGTTGCCGGAGACGAAGCCAGTGAACACGTCCTCCAGCGTGCCGTCATAGCCGAGCTGGATGGTGACGGGGTCTTTCTTCTTGAGCGAGAGCTTCGGGCGGAACTGGCTCGTGAAGCGGATCTTCGCCCAATCATAATACGAGGACTTCGAGGAATAGATCTCAAGCTCCACGCCTTCCTCGAAGGTGTAGGAACCGGCCTGTGCCGAGATCTGCGGGTAGTACAGTTCTTTCGTTTCCACTGTGGCCTCCTTAGTACGGCATGGCGGTCACTTTGTTCATCGCCGCCGTGGCGTCTGCGTCATCCCGTGCGGGGGACTTGCCCCGTTCGTTGCTCAGGTAGCTCTTGTAGCCTGCCTTCAGATTGCTCGCCGCGCCGCCGCCGGACTTGCCGGAGCCGGAACTGGAGCCGGAACTGGAGCCGGACTTTGCCGTGATGGTCTGCGGGATGTACTCCCACAGCTCCAGCGTAGCCGTAAGCTGCCCGCGCTTGTTTTCGCCCTTGTGGGACAGCTTCTTGAAGATGACCTTCTCCACGCCGTGGGCGGCGGTGTCCTCGCTGATGATGGGGATGGGCTGCGGCACGCTCTGCCCGGGCGATCGGAAGATCGCCCGGAGCGTTGCGTATCGCTGGTACTTGGTCTGCGAGGGCGTGTCGTCGATGATCAGCTCGATGTTGACCTTGGCGTCCTCGTAGCCCGTTGCCTGTTTCGGCTTGGTGGCG